CATATTAATTCCTGCTAAAACTGCCATTCTTACTGCTAAACCAGCTAATAATCCTCCCATAATACTTAAAAATGTTTTAGATTCTGCTAACATTGCTATAAATTTGGCCATTCCATCTACAATAGGTGCAAATGCTAATCCAACTTCTACAATTGCATCTTTAAATTTATTCATAGATAATTGAAGTTTTTCTTGAGCACTTACTGATTGTAGTTGGTTATATGTTGTTTCACCATAAGTATTTTTAAATTCTTCCGCTGTTAAAGATGCTAATTCTTGGTTCATTACTATATCTGCTAAAGCATCTCGATTTAATCCTAAAGCTTTAGCTGCTGCTTCTTGTTGAATTCTATTACCAGTAGAAAAAGCTTCAGTTATTGCTGCTTGATTTTTCAGTTCCTCTCCTAAACCTGCTAAATCATTATTTAAAGCTAATTGTCTAGCTCTATCTAAATTTATTTCTTTACCAAGTAACATTTCTGCTTCTAATTCGGCAGTAAGTGATTCTTCAAAACTAACTAAACTATCAGCAATTGCATCAACACCAGCTAAATTAGTACCAAATAATTTTGCATTAGTTGCAGCTTCTGCTAATTCAGTATTGCTTAATGATAATGATAATTTTATTGCATTACTTGCTGATGCTACATCTTCTAATATTGCTTTTACATTAACACTAACTTTGCTTTGTTTTATTAAAGCATTAGCTGTTCCAACTGTACTTTCTAATATACCTTCAGTATCTTTACCCTGTAGTCTTGCTAAAGTAGCTAATGAAGAAGCAGATTCTTCAGACATTTTAAGCTTGGTAGTTAATATGGTAAATGTTTCTAAAGTATCTCCACCGAAATCAGCAATAAATCCTGTTTCTTTAGTTAAAGCAGTAAAACTTTTATTTAATTTATCAGCTGTAATATTTATATTACCAGAATCAATTGCTATTTGATTAAACTCTTCTTGTAAACCTACAGAAGCTTCATAAGATAATCCTGTATTTTTTGCTATATCAGCTACTTGTTCACTTGCCTTTAAAGCAGCCATAGCAAAAGCTAACATAGCTACTTCCCCTAATCTATTTAAGGTTAAAGCATCTTTTAGATTACCTTTTAATATCATTGACAAAGTCCCAGATTTATCTATCTCATCTGCTCCTTTTGCTAAACTATCTGTTAGTAAACCAGATAATGATTTTGATTGTTGAGTCTTTTTATTTTTATCTTCTAGAGTTTTAAGAGTTTCTAATTCTAACTCATATTGTTCCATTAAAGCGTCTATATCCTCTTTGGTAAATTTTACTCCTAAATTTTTTAATGTATTTACTTTACGGAGAGCTAGTCTTCTTCTACTTTCGACACTTTCTATTTGTTTAGCTAGTTCCTTCTCTACATTTTTTCCTTTATTAATTTGGGCATTTATGTCAGAAACTTTCCCTAAATTCTTAGCTGTTATTTCAATTGAGTTATTTAAATCTTTTTGGAATGATTGTGCTAATTTTTGAACGGATTGTGGTGCTTCTTCTATTTTTTGAGTTACGCTACTCTTAATTCTTTCCCCAAGTGATTTAAAAGCATCATCCAAAAAGGATAGTTCTTCTTCTAAACCAGTAAGTTTTTGTTTTGTTTCGTCTAAATTTTTATTAACGTCTTTAAATGCCATTAAGGGTATTTATTATAAATATGAAATAAATTAATTTTTATTTATAACTACTTTTATTAAATGATTTTGGTAAATTTTTAGCTAAACTTTTAGGAGAGATTTTCCCATCAGAACCTACTAGGGTTTTAGAATTACCTTTTGTTTTTTTAGCATCTTCATAAGCTTTTTTTTCTTTTTCATAATGTTCATTTATTAATGAAAAAGTATAGTTACGAAGCCATATTGGCATGTTATAAACTGTATTCCAGTCATAACCTCCTTTACCATGAAATACTATTTCATGAATTTGTGTAAATAAATTTTTTCTTAATTTAGGAGCCAATTTCGGCGTCAGGCCAAAAAAATTCAATCCCAATTGGGATGGCAACGGTGTTATCCCGCCCTCGGGGAAAAAAAGTCAGATCTAAGTCTGGTGTATTATTAACTATTTCTTCTCTTAATGCTCTAGCATCTCGAGCTAACAGGTATTTATCTATAAATTCTCTTATATCTTTTTTCTCTGTTTTGCCTTCAACCGAAGTAATTAAATATTTTAATCTAGTAGTTCCTTCTGGTGAGGAAGTTTTATTTATTTTTTTAAGTCCTTTTAATTCACTTTGAATTCTTTTTTCATCTCCATGAGTTAATAACTTATATGTAAGAGTATTACCTGAATGAGGTAATGTAAATGAAAATTCATTTTTATCTGATTCTAGAACTTCTTTGTTGATTTTTTTATCTTCCAATAACGATAAATCTACTGTTTCTTTACTATTACCATAGGTAAATATATATTCTTTACCATAACCTAAAACTCTAGCTGCTATCATAATAGCATTTTTATCACCTATTAATAATTCATCCCAATTAAATTTAGTTACTACAACAGCTTGTAATAATTTATCAATAACTGTGCCATTTTCAATATATGATTGGTTAGTCAAAATATCTTCTTCCTTAGCAGTCATATATTTAATCTCAACTGTTCCGTTAGAAAGTGGATTATCTTGTGAATAAAATGCGCCTTTTGATGGTAAAGTTACTGTTTCTGTTGGTATTTTAAAGTCAGCCATAATCTTAATTTAGGTATAACGTTTGTTTATTATACATATATAATATAAAAAAAAGCTTGACCAAAGCCAAGCAATTTTTTAAAAGAGGGTAAATAAAATTGTATTAGAAGTTCAATACACAGTAATCTGGTTGAACTGTCATTGTTATTTCTTGTGCGGTATTTTCGGTATCCCAATTATAATCTCCGAAGCTAGCTTCTGTTATAAAAGCACCTTTTACTATCCATTCAGATACTATATCACCTACAGGTCCTAATACGTTAACTGTAAGGTCTTTTTTATAGAAATCACTATATCCATCACGACCTGTTACTGATTCGTGGTGTAATCTAACCCATTCCATTACTGCTTGAGCACCAGATGGAGTTATTGGATCAAATAGTGTAAAGTCTATTGTATTCCAAGTTGTTTTACCTTTAACATATCTTTGTACGTTAATGTGATTTAAAGGAACTGAACCTTGGCTTACTGATACAGCTGATACTCCTTTCATAATGTATGAAGGGAATCCATCTACAAATAGTATAAATCTATTAGCTTGTTTTGGCTCAAAAGCTGTGAAAAATATTTCGTTCGGGTTTAATACTGCCATTTTATATCTTTATTTTATTATAAATATTCTATTTTAAAATTTTTACGCTGGGAATGTTGCTCCTGTAGGTAAAACGTTGAAATCTAATATAATAAATTCAGCTGTTTTAGTAGGTTGTAGGAATATTTGACCTATCAACTCATTTCTATCTATTACATCTGGTGTATTATTAGATTCGTCCATTACTACTTTAAAGGCATACAATCCTTGACGTTGTTGAACACTTTCTAAATATGGATTAACTTGTGTTAAGAAATTTTGTCTTGTTGCTATTGTATTTTGTTCAAATACTAAATTATCAGCAATTTGAGATATATAATCTTTTAACGCAATTAATAATCTTCTTACATTAACTCTATCTAAAGCTGATGCAGCTTTTTGTAATGTTTTCTGTCCAAATACAACTACTCCTTGTTGTGGGAATGTAGCAATTGGATTAACATTAGCTTCATACAAAGTATCTCTATTAGTAGAAGTTAATTTTCTTTCAGCACGAACAACTTGTCCTAATCCTCCTCTTGTTATACCTGCTGGTGCAAACCATGGGTCACTTGAAGCATCTGTAAATGCAAATACTCCAGGAATCATTGTTGAAGGTGGAATGTAAACTAATTGTGCTGTGTTTGGATCAACTGTTTGTAACCAAGGCCAATATGTTGCTGTATAACTTGAATCAATACCTGAGGCTTGAACTGTTACTGTGCCTATTGCTTGGTTGTAACGTACTAAATCCATAACATAAATAGCATCACCTCTTGTAATGGTGTTATTTATTAAACTAGTACATTGTGTTGAATAATCTTGATAATATATTCCAGGAGCTGATATTACATTATATTGGTAATTATCTGTGTTTGCTAATAATGCTATTGCATTTGTATAATCATCACCTATTAATCCTTGTGTATTTGTTGAATCAATATTTTGGTAAAATCTATTATAGCTAACTGAGCTTAAATTTGAACCTGCTCCACCACCAAATGATCCTGAACTAGGAGATGGTAGAGATCCTGTAAATTCATCTTTTACAGATCCATCATTATTAAAATAATGTGGTGTTTGGTAATTAACTGTTTTTACTCTAACATAATTAGAAATATTAGGGAATGAACCTGATTCTTGTAAGAATGTATCACTTCCTTCAGTTACTAATGTTGAAGAAACATCACCTACTACTCTTGAAATATAATTTGAAGAAAATGGATCTAATGAAATATTATTATAAGTTTCTATTATACTTTTCTGGTTGTTTGTATCGTTTCCTGCTCTAATTGACAGTGAAAATACACCTGATCCTGAATTAACTGCTGTTACTTCCCAACGTACATTATCTGCACTACCTGATATTAGGGCTCCATCACCATCAGTAACACCGTTACTTGATTCATCTTGTTGAATACCACTATTCATTATTAAACCTTCGGAAATTGTTTCTAATACAAAAGGACTTAATCCAGAAGTTGGTCCTGCAGACCCTGTTGGTACACCATAAGCCGCAACTACACCTGTTTGTGATGCTGCATTTGAACTTGTTGCTGATGTAAATGAACCTGATGTTACTCTTGTTACAAGTAAAGAAATTCCACCATTTTGGAAATAATTATTTGCTGCTGTAGAGGTTAGATAACTATATTCACTTGAACCACTTTCTAAAGATCCACCAAATATAGCTTGGAATGAACTAAATGAACTAATTAATGTAGGTTTTTCTACTGGTCCTTTTACTGTTGGGCCAATTATAGCTGCGCCGCTAGCAACTGGTCGAGCGGTAACAAAGGATTGGTCGTTTTCTCTTGCTAATACTCCAGGAGATATTAATGTTTCTGCCATCTTACTTTATTATTTTTGATATTGTTTTATTATAAATATTAAAAACCTTTTCAAAAAACTATTTTACTAAAGTAAATTCTCCAGTCTCTAAGTTGACGTTTCCGTCTCCATATTTTTCTTGGAGTGTTTTAGCTGTTACTTTAGTTTCTTCTTGCAATTTAGATAAGTCTTCTAGAATAACTCCTCTTTGTCCTTCTAAAATTGCTTTCTGAACATCTGTTCTACCTAATCGTAAAACGATTAAATCATTTTTTTGTTGATACTTTTTGAGTGTATCTAACTCTTCTTTTGATAACTTGATTACGTCTTTCATAATTGTATTATATTAATAAATATGGTTAAAAAATGTTAAAATATATATTGTTTTATTTCTTTATATACTTTTTTTGGTGATATTGATTTCTGACAAATATGTTGTTTATTTGTACCTTGATGTAGTGGACACCAAT